GTAGCCGATTTAAGGTCATATGAATAATATTGAGAGTGTCCTTTAAAGGAATTCACTCCCTCGACTTGATCGAAAGTACAATCACAATCTCCAAACTTCTCTAATAAAGAAAAAAGGGACTTGTGTAAAGGGAGCAAACAATATTGGGTCCAGTAATCAGCCATGGCAAAAACCCGCACTTTCCCAGCAGCTTCATATTTTAAATGGAGCTTACCTAGAAAAAGGGTACCATTTCGATAACGTGGACGGTAGAAATCAGCCCAAGGTCTCATCAAAGCATACAATAGATTGTAAATTCTCAGTCCTCGAGTATCTTCAAAAAACAATAGCCAGTTTCTTATTGAGTTGAATTTCTGATAACCCCATATCCTAGCAGCTAAGGCTGCACTAAGGATAGAAGGGCCACCAGTAACTCCACTCCCTGTTAATAATAACGGGAAAGTCTTGGCTTTGAGGAATTCTTTAGGAACCGAGAATCCAAATTTCTTAGAAAAAATATCTAAGAAGTTTTGGAAATCTAAGCTTTTAGAGAAATCAGGTTCATAAATATCAGATATTGATGAGAAAGTAGGATCTGGGTAAATTCCCAGAAGAGCCCTATAAATATTCAAGAGAGAAAACCAGAACCTAATGGACGGTATACTACGATTTAAGAATGCTTGACGAGCTTGAAGAGGTAACCAAGTTGGAAGGCCACCCTTCGATAATCGAAGGGATTGGCCCATATCTCGGGTATCAATCCGAGAACCAGCAAGGTACATCTCTAAAGCTAGTTTCGTAATCTTAAGACGTAATATATACGCATTAATTCCGGAACTCTTAATATAACATGTAGAATACGTTGCAAAATGTCTTATAGAATTTTTTAAAGTAAGGCCTAATTTCACACCTGAGTAGGAAGCTACTAAAATTGAGTAGCTACTTATTAGTCGGGAAACCGTTTCCGGTCCGACTTCGACCATGTTACTATCTTGTACTTGGTATCGAGATAAGGTACTCCTCCAAAACTTTGAACTCAATATTTGAGCCTTAGTTAGGGGGGAAATTTTGGATAAATCTTTTGTAACTTTCTCATGGTAATCTTGAGGAGGATCATCACCAGGCCTTGCTATAACTAATATAGCTGTCTCTGTGGACAGAGCAACCTTCAACATAGAGGTATACTCTCGTTCTGTTAAGTACAAAACGCCTTTCGGATCAACAGGGTCTATGACAGCGTAATGGGTCATAACTCGGTCCCAATCGAAGTCTTTCCAATAACGGAAAGCTTCAATTGTTGGATGATGACCGGAAGAAGAAGACGAGACGGAAAAGGATCTAAGTATTATTTTCATTATTATATAATTTAAATGATGTCTGGCCTTAGTCAACTATTATACATATAGTCGGACTCTAGAAGTTCTTCCCCTAGAACCTAAAGAGTCTCGCCTCCTTAGTATTTATCTATCAAGAGACAACAGTTTAAACCAGAGCTATAACAGAGTTTCTCTAGACAGACCTAAGTATTGCAAAGAGGTACAGGTTTGCCAGCAGGGTCAAGACTTGTAAGTCAGTCTTGCTGGTTTCCGCTTCTTTACAACACTCGGTTTCTGTTTCGATATGAAACATCTGCGAGATAAATCTTAAACTGTTACCTAACGTAACATCTTGTCACTCCTTCCACCTAGAGGGAGCTGTCAAACTGTTAGGGACGAGGTCCCGGCTCCATATTTGAGTATGAGTGAAAGATAATACTAATTCAGTTAGTATAAAGTATCCTGATAATAGGGCACCTAAGGACCACAAGATAATAACCTCCAATCGTGCAGAAGCACAGGT